CTCAAGTTGTCCCCGGTCAACTCGTGCTGAATTATTACGGTCAAAATCACCTGAAAACTAAGGTGTGCCTCCTCGGAGGTTGGCTACTAGTGTCGCAGCGTATTCCTGGCAGCATGGCTGCTCCGACGTTGCGTCCATCTGCGTGCAAAACCCACGGCTTGTGTTTGTCGTGTCACTCACAGCTCCTGGAAGTGCTAAGTCCGGAGCGGTTCCTCAAGGAGGGACGTGCCGCAGATGATGAGGGCTATTGGATGTTGACGATTGTCATTGATCGTTGCTCTGCTTGTCAACCGTCGATGCTTGAGTCAGCGACGAAGACATGCTTCGAGTGGATGGGATATGATATGAGCTCCACCTATGATATTTGTTTGACTGCAAAGCAGCACGCTGAAGCAGTCACATGTACAATGGTCGGTGCGGTAGCAGACAGCAAGGAATCTGTCCATAACGCCAACATCCAGTTAGCAAACATGCGTGGAAATTCCATCGTTGGTGGCAACATCGGCAAGGATACGCTTTATCAGGAAGCGGTATTCCAGGTGTGGCCATACATCACAGCGCTGATTGCCAGTCCAGAAGCCAACAAGAGCACATTTGGCAAATACTGGGCATGTTGCGCTGGCCGCTACGCAATGTTGCGCTCGCAGAAATTTATTCACCTCAAGAGCCCATTCGAACCACCTAAGTCCATGGTGGGCAACAAAACGGTCGAAGAGCAGATCTTCGGCAGCGTTGGCAACGAGAGTGATATAGCAGGCGCGCGCTTCATTTACGACGCGCACAGTGATCCTGTCACCAGTACGAGTGACCAGGCTCTGGCTGTGCAATACGGACCAACCATTGTCGACAAACTGTTTTATGCCAACACTCCAGTCAATCTGCAAGAAGCCGTGCAGAAAAGGATTGTTGAGAAACATGTCGACTTTGACATGACAGATGCGGAGAGAGACGAGGTCATTTACATCACTGAGCAATTTTGTGAGGAATTACGCAGTTCACCACAAGTTGATAACATTGCACAGTGGGTGTTGTACGGTGATCTTAAAAGCCAGAAATGGACAACAGCCAGGGCTGAACTTGCGTTGACCAATTTGATGTGCCGCTGGAACCCAACTTTTGAGTTCAGCGCCGCCATTAAGTTGGAACCAATGGGCAAGGGAAAGCCACCGAGGATGCTTATCGCGGATGGCGACTCAGGTGCTGTTATGTCTGCTCTGGTAATAGGTGTGCTTGAACGGTACATTTGCAAGTACTACAAGAAGCGCACAATCAAAGGTCAACCAAAAGGCGCGCGCATGCACGCCATATGTGAGGAGGCCTTTGAAATGAAGAGCGCGTCAGAAGCGTACGAAGCATTTATGCTCGAAAATGACGGCAGCGCATGGGATACATGCTGTAAACTGCCGCTACGCGATCTGACCGAAAACCGCATCATCGATGTCATGTTCGAAAGGCTCGAGAAGTACGTGCTGCCTTATAATCATTACAGGGAAGCACGGAAGAAAGCGGATACCAAAGCAAAGTATAAGCTTCAGGTCAACACGGCCAAGGTGAAGGTTGAGCACCTACCCAATGGTGCCACCTACACGCAAGAGGAGATGGCACGCGCCATCTTCAAGAAGCGTACTAGCGTGTCGATCGATTCGATACGCCGCAGTGGTGACCGCGGCACGAGCATTTTGAACTGGATTATCAATGCCATGTGCTGGTCCTGGGTCCTGTGTGGACGCGGCGGGCGTGCGATGCAGCACCCCAACGGCAAAGTCTGCACGGACGTATTTGGCACCAACAGGCGCTTCAAAATCTGGTTGGAAGGTGATGACTCCCTATTATGGCTTACTGGGAGGCCATTCACGAAGCCAGAGATTGAGCACCTGGAGAGTCGCTGGACAAAGCTAGGCCATCGGCCGAAGCTTTTCCAGAGGCTCAAAGGGGACGTAGCAGAATTTTGCGGATGGAAGATCGTTGTGAATGCACACGGTCTAGATCTTGCAACCGCGGTGCCTGACGTCCCCCGACTGCTTTCAAACTGCTTTTATACCACTGCAGCAGAAGCGGTCGCAGCGGCACGAGAAGGTGACGCCAACATGTTTGGCCGCGTCGTCGGGCCCGCATTGATGGCCCGTGCTGGATCCATAGCGGATAGGGTTCCCAGCATCGCGCGATGGCTAGTAACCATCGCGAGCGACCTGTCACCGGACATTTCCAATGACATGTTTTCCCGTGACGATCTATTCCGACTCGGATCAGGCTCAATTGAAGAGCTAATCCCAGAGTGGTGGAAGAATGACGACCCAGAACGGCTGCTCGATACCCGCTACGAGCGCTTTGCCGATCAGATACATCGTCAAATTTCAAACACGATCGCCACGGGCGGCCTACGTCGGGAGGCCGACCTCGCAATCCGACACGGCTGGACGAAAACGTCTGATGAGTGGTTCGAGTTTGTGACGACGCTCGAGTCGGTTTCACATCTCACCACCGACGAGGCATACCGTCGCATCGTGCCTTCGGGCATGATGTGATTTCGTCCGCCGCCAGTGCATGGGGACAACCGCGCGGTTCGCGCGGTGTTTCACCCGCCACAACGCCTTGAGTTGTGGCACACAGTTTTGAACGGGGCGCGCAGGTGGGAGCACTTTCCCACGTGCGTGAGTAGGGCCCGCGGACTCATCTTGGGCACGAGCAAGCGTCGATGAGTGGCTTGGTATTTGATATATTGTTTTGTTATACGCAATTTTCCTTTTGGATGACGTGGGCAACGGCTTGTACCGGAGCGACGTCAATCCTGATTCCAATTTTTCTTAGCCAAGTCGTGGGGGGGCCCGCATTTTGCAGTTCCCCCACCCGTGTATAAAAAGGTAGGCACACACCTAGGCCCCGAATTACCTTCCGCGGTCCAGACCTTCCTGAGGGGGCTGGACCCCGAGCCAATTAGCGGTCGTTTGACGCACGACGAAGGTGAAGGCCACGTGGGGGCAGTAGCCGCTGCCATTGTAGGCGAGTGCCATTGATTGCACTGTTAACGCAACCCCACGCCACGTACTAGTCCTAGTGTGATGAACCTGAGTCCTCATCGTATACATAAAGGGTGAGGATAGGGGAGACAGACGTGGATGGTTACGGACCACGAGGGTGGGCTGCTAACACATGTGTCCTTTTGCGGACATGTGTCATGTGGCCTATAGAGATGTTCGGCTTGAGCACCCGGACGCTTGAACTAGTCCTAAGCCCGGCATGGGGCCTGGACGTCCTCGTGAGGTTACATGCAACTTCAGGGGCGCATTTTGCGTCGTACTGCGTACTGGAATTCAGCTGGTAAGTTAACACAAGTTGTCCCCGTAAAACACCAGCATAGTACTCGTATTTGTACTCTAACATCACGATAGCAGCCTTAGCGGAACATGTCGCAGGTTGTTCAGGTCTCTGGTCCGAGGCGTGCACCAAGGAATCGCGGCCCTGCATTGAGGGGCATAGCTCCGGGTGCTGGTGCGACTGCCACTGTTGCGTTCGGAGCGGCGCGTCCACGCCCGCGACGTCGTCAGCAGAGGAAGAAGAACAAGGCCCCGAGACCACCAACAATGAGCCTAAACGCATGGAACGCGTTTTCTCCACAGCATCTCGCACTTCCGAGAGCAGTCGGCGAATACACCGTGACACGCGGCACGAGGCAAATAACGACAACGGACAAGCTGATAATTGTCGGCACATGGCAGTTCTCCCAGGACGCACCAACAACATCTCAAGGCTATGGCCGAAATTGGTGCGACGTGGTGGCACTTGGCTGCGAAGATCTTACGAAGAAACCAAACGAGACAGCGTGGTTTCCATACAAGATGCCAATGCTTACCTCAGGCCTGGGGGCAAACTGCCAGGTTTGTCCATCCGCGATGTCCGTACAGATTATGAACGGCAATGCGCTGCAGACAACATCAGGAATGTTGTACATCGGAAAACTTAAGACGCAGCCAACATACGCCCAGGACGCAACGCATACTGGCAAGCAGATTGCTGACAGCTTCGTGTCATATATGGCACCTCGTCTGTGTGCTGCAGCCAAGATAGCGTTGCGCGGCGTTCACGTGGACGCACACCCGTTGAATATGAATCGTCTTGCTGATTTTACGCAAATTGCAAGAGATTTTCAGGAGGTAACGTCCACATGGCCTGCGAATCTGACGCCGACCGGTTTTACTCCTATTGTTATATACAATCCTGATGGCGTTGAGCTTAGCTTGTTGGTGTGCCAGGAGTACAGAACTAGATTTGATCTGTTCAACCCTGCAAGCGCATCACACAAGTTTCATCCACCATCAAGTGAGAATCACTGGGCGTCCATGGTCAAGAAAGCAACGGAACTTGGATCCGGGGCCCTTGACATCGCCGATGTCGTCGCCAGTTCTGGATTACTCCAGAGGTTTGGCGCGCTTATGAAGTGATGTGTCATATTATAGAGGGGGAGGCGCATCCCTGACACGCCTCACCATCCGCGCACGTTCCGACGGCGGGATGGTGGCCAGTTATTAGTAGGTTAAGCTCTGTACCTATGAAAGCTGGGTTACAGTCTACAGACATACGTGTTCTGTCCATACAGGGATAGTTCATATTCAAAACCGAGCCATTCCTTGGCGTGTGCCAACCATCCAATAATGCTTGATGGTTGTGTTTACCAACACACGTGCAAGGGGGAGATCCCGCTCCCGGTGTAACCAATCACCCGTGTGGCCACGATACGCCAACCCCGACGCTCTCACATGGGATCAATGTGTGAGCTCGCTAGCACCAGCGCATGGTGCACCTAGTAGGGGGGGGAGGGGGAGGCGCATCCCTGACACGCCTCACCATCCGCGCACGTTCCGACGGCGGGATGGTGGCCAGTTATTAGTAGGTTAAGCTCTG